ATCCAGATTTGGAAAGACCAATTCAGGTTGTATTGCCTCGTATGTCGTTTGAGATTACAAACTTTACATATGATGCATCCAGAAAACAAAACTCACTTCTAAGGTCTGGTGCTACTACCGATACAGGAACACGTGGTGCAACTCAGTATATGGGTGTACCTTATGATCTTAACTTTGACTTACAAATCTATGCAAGAAATGTGGATGATGGAACACATATCATTGAACAGATAATACCATATTTTAATCCAGACTATACAGTAACCATAAATGCTATTCCTACTCTTGGATTTCTAAAAGACGTTCCTATCATACTCAATGGCGTATCAAATATAATTGAGCATGAAGGAAACTTTGATGCTGTTAGATATGTTTCGTGGACGCTTTCATTCACAATGAAAGCAAACTACTATGGTCCAGTCCAGACACCTAAGATTATTCGCAAAGTGTTTGCTAATATCTATAATGATGAATCACTAAAAGCAGGCAATATTGTAAGAGTGAACACATCTGTTCCTGCTGCTAATGGGAACTTTAAGATTGATGATATAGTTTATCAAGGAAATAACTATACTACTGCAACAGCATATGGATTTGTATTGGAATGGAATAAACAAAATCTTAGACTTGTTATGGGCGGTGCTCAGGGACAATTTAAAGTAGGAAGCACAATTCGTGGAGCAACTACAAATGCTGTGTGTACGATACAGAGCTTTGATGTTACACCTCTTAAGTTTACAGAGATTAAGATTGAACCAGATCCAATAGATGCTGAACCAACGGAAGATTTTGGATATACTACAACAATTACAGAATGGCCAGAAACTGAATGAGTGAAAAATCAAGTGATATAATTGCCAAGTCTCTTGGTATTGGAAATGAAATAGAGATTATTCTACCAAAACAAACAGAACCTATCATCAATACACCACATGAAGATGATGATGTCAAGGCAGACTACAATCTGTCTCGCAGAACTTTCCGTGATCTGATTAACAAAGGCAATCAAGCAATAGAAAATTTGACTGACTTGGCTAAAGAATCAGAAAGCCCGCGCGCGTATGAGGTGTTAGCCACTATGATGAGAACTATAGCTGATACCACAAAAGATTTATATGACCTTCAGAAGAAAACAAAAGATTTGAAGGGAGAAGACAAAAAAGAACAGCCAAACGTCACAGTAGAAAAGGCTGTGTTTGTTGGGTCACCTTCCGATTTGCTAAAGAAGATTAAGGAACAGAAGAATGAAGACGTTTAAGCAGTTTATGATAGAAGCAACTGGTTCCCTTTTATCACAATGGAATAATACAGAGCCAGCAAAGTATGCAGAGCATCTTCAAAAGTTTTTTGGTGCACCAGATGAACTGACACCAAATAGGGCCGTTTGGTATGATGTTGACGGTTTCAAGCGAATTGAAGTTCTTGACGAGTTTATTCTTCATGCCTCACCTGTTCCTCACTATGACTATGTGTACTCTTATGTTGATCTGGACGTTCCACACAATCTATCAAATGCACTAGCAGATAGCAGCGAAAGCATACTCTTGGACCATCTAAAAGGCGAAGTTGGCGCAAGATGTGCTAGCCTTAGCGCAAACGCTGTTACAATACAGTATGTCCTAGATGTAGTTGAAGGCAATGTCAAACCAAGCAAAGAAGAATATGAGAAGCGCATCAAGGCAATGAAGACTATGTTTAAGCGCGGTGAAAGATACGAATTAGATTGGTGGCCAGATGAGACTGGTGATACAGATCCAAAGAACCCATACTATAAATGAGTAAAGGTTACAATAACAATCCAAATCTTCCGCGTGAAGACTTTATGCATGCCTTCACACAAGCTGAAATGGATGAGTTTATCAAGTGTGCGAATAATCCTGTCTACTTTGCTTGTACCTATATGCGTATCATCAACGTTGACCGCGGTCTTATGCCATTTGAGATGTGGGACTTTCAGAAGGAAATGCTTACTACATTCCATGAAAACAGATTCTCTATCTGTAAGCTTCCTCGTCAGGTTGGTAAAACAACTACATCCGTTGCGTTTCTACTTCACTATATCCTCTTCAATGAGAACGTCAATGTAGCCATTCTTGCTAACAAAGCTTCCACAGCCCGTGAAATCATGGGTAGACTTCAACTCGCTTTTGAGTATCTTCCTAATTTTCTTCAACAGGGCGTTAAAGAATGGAACAAAGGTTCAATTGAACTGTCTAATGGCTCACGTGCGGTAGCTGATTCCACATCTGGTTCATCTGTTCGTGGTAGATCATTCAATGTTATTTTCCTTGACGAATTTGCGTTCGTTCCAAACAACATCGCAGAAGCATTCTTTATGTCTACTTATCCTACAATTTCTTCTGGTAAGACAACAAAAGTTATTATCGTATCTACTCCTAACGGACTTAATCTGTTCTATCGCATGTGGACTGAAGCTATTGAGAAGCGTTCAGATTATATGCCGATTGAGATACATTGGAGTATGGTACCAGGAAGAGATGATGAATGGAAAGAACAGACCATTCGTAACACTTCTCCCGACCAGTTCCGTCAAGAGTTTGAGTGTGAGTTCATCGGTTCTACAAACACACTTATCCATCCAATCAAGCTTCGATCTCTTGTATGGCATCATCCTATTCGTAAAGATGGATTCTTGGACATATACAAAGACTCAGAACCAGGTAGAACATACACAATGACAGTGGATGTGGCCGAAGGGCAAAACTTAGACTATTCTACCTTCTCAGTTATAGACGTTACCGAAATACCTTACCGATTGGTAGCTAAGTATAGAAACAATAAAATATCACCGTTTCTGTTTCCTACAGTGATTGTCCAAACAGCCAAGATATATAATGATGCGTTTGTTCTTGTAGAAATCAACTCAATTGGTTTACAGGTATCAGACATCATACACTTTGAACTTGCCTACGAGAATTTAATCAAGATTGAGATGAAGGGTAAACAAGGTCAGCAACAGACGCCTGGATTCAAAAAGAAGATTGCTTACGGTTTAAAAACATCAAATCAATCTAAGATGATTGGATGTACAAATCTTAAAACGCTAATTGAAAGTGATAAGCTAATCATCAATGATGCTGATATGATTACAGAACTAACTACATTCTCAGCAGACAGGAAAACTTTCAAAGCTGAAGAAGGCAATAACGATGATTTGGCAATGACTTTAGTACACTTTGGTTGGTTAACAGCACAGAGATACTTTAAAGAAAATATCAATAATGACATTAGACAGGTGCTTCAGAAAGAGCAGTTTGACTTAATGGATACAGATATTACTCCGTTGCCTATTATAGATGATGGTGTGACTAACCCTGATTATGAAGTGGATGAATTTGGTAACGTTTGGTTTGAAGACAGATCCAAAAGATACCCGATGGATGATCTCAATTGGAACTGGAAAAGTAAGATGTAAAATCTTCATTTTTCTAAATAGTTAAACAAGAATAATCCATTTTATAAAGGAGAGATACTATGGCATTTCAACTGTCACCAGGTGTAAATGTAACCGAATTCGACCTTACTACGATAGTTCCAGCCGTTGGAACTACAGAGGGCGCAATTGCGGGACAATTTAATTGGGGACCATCAAACACAATCGTAACAATTTCAAATGAAGTAGAATTGGCCGATAGATTTGGTACTCCAGACTTAAACAATTTCGCAACATGGTTTACCGCAGCAAACTTCCTATCATACGCTCGTAATCTTAAAGTTGTTCGTGCTTCAAACTCAGCAGCAGATAAAAACGCTACTGATGGTACAGGACTTTATATTCCAAACCAAGATAATTACAGTTACGAATATTCGGATCTTAGCGCAACAGCTAGTGCAGGTACTTTTGCTGCAAGATATATCGGCGACAAAGGAAACGGACTAAGAATTTCTGTGTTCTCTAATGGTTCAAATCCTACTGCTTGGGCAGCATGGACAAGTTCTTCAGTTAACTACAAAGCAGAATTTGACGCAATTCCTGGCACATCCAACTTTGTTGGTCGTCGTAGTGGTTCAAACGATGAAATGCATATTATCGTCATTGATGAAAAAGGTAAGTTTACAGGATCACCTAATACAATTCTTGAAAAGTTTGCTTTTGTATCTAAAGCATTTGATGCTAAGAACGATGACGGATCATCAAATTACTATGTAAACGTAATTAATGACCGCTCTAAGTATGTTTATGTTATTAACAAACCATCAGGTAACACATCTAATATTTCTAGTATTGGTATTGTAAGTTCATCTGCATTTGGAAATAATGAAACAGGTAACGTTATAATCAGTGGTGGTTCTGGTAGTGGAGCAGCAGCAACATTTAGAGCAAATTCTGTAGCTAATTCAAGTTGGACAACTAGTGGTGCTATTGAATCTATTACAATTACTGCTAATGGTACAGGTTATCTTGCCGATGATATTGTAACAGCTACAATAACATCTGCTAATGGTACCGCAGTATTAAATGTAACACTACAATCAACAGCAACTTCAGCCAATACTAATTGGGGAAATGCTGGCGCAAATACAGCGTTTAATTCAGGACCAAGAAACTCATATTCATTGCTTCTTACAAACGGTGCTTCATCAACAGTTACAGATGCACAGCTTATTGCGGCTTATGATAAGTTTAAGAATCCAGAAGAAATTGATATTTCTCTAGTTATGGCTGGCGCAGCATCACAAACTGTTGCAGAATATATTGTAGATAATATTGTTGAATACCGTAAAGATTGCGTA